ATGAGCTATGCAACAAATTTGTGTGACTTGATGCAAAGCCGAGGCATCAGTTCATACAAATTGGCGAAAGAGGTCGGTGTTCATGTCTCAACTGTCACTAACTGGAAAGACGGCAGTAATCCGAAAATTGAGCACGTGAAAAAGGTCGCCGACTACTTTGGCGTAACCGTGGACGAGCTTCTTTCTGAGAAGGATACCACAAGCGAAGCCCGATAAGCCGGACTATTGGAAGGGAGAGCAAAATGGAAAACGAACTCGAAATCAAACGGGTGCCCTTTATGGGCGCAGAACTCATGGCGGCCCGTGATACCGACGGCCAGATTTGGGCAGGGGTCAAATGGATATGTAATGGCCTTGGCCTATCTAGAGGACAGGCAAATGGGGAAATTGTCAAAGTCCAGAACGACGAGGTGTTGCAAGAAGGTTGCACGAAATTTCATGCAGGGGTGTTTGACCCGGTGCACGCGACGATTGCCCTCAAGCTGGACTTCATCCCTCTCTGGCTGGCGAAGATCGCCATCACGCCAACGATGAAAGAAGAACGCCCGGAACTGGCGGAGACCTTGAAACAATACCAACTCCAAGCGAAGGACATCCTAGCCGCCGCCTTCCTCCCCGTAAACTCCGTTCCTGCTCTGGACACGTTGTCCCCTGAGCTCCGGCTCCTGATCAATTTGGAGTTGAAGCAGAAGGAGCAGGACAAGGCGATCGAGGCGGTGAACCAGAAGGTCGATGGTATCCGCGATGTGGTGGTGCTCAATCCCAACTCCTGGCGAGAGGAGTGCCGGCGGCTGCTGGCGAAGGTAGCACAGTTCAGGGGCGGCGGTGGAGCCTATCAGGAGGTCAACGCCGAAGTGTTCCAGCTCGTGGATGAGCGGGCAAGGGTCTCACTGGAGACCAGGCTGACCAACAAGCGCCGCCGGATGGCGGACGAGGGTGTCTGCAAGTCCAAGAGGGACAGGCTCAATAAGGTGGACGTGATCGCCGATGACGCGAAGCTGGTTGAGATTTACATCGCTATCGTCAAGGAAATGGCCGTGAAGTACGGGGTGACCGTTGGCAAGGAGGTCTGACCCATGCCGAAACTTCGAGACACCCCAAAAACCCGCATGGACAGGGCCTTCATGGCCGCCTTGCGGTATGGGCAGGCCATGCGCGGGGAGACCGACAAGGACACCATGCGGCTGATGCCCAAATCTACCGCCACCTATTACAAGCGCTTGCACAATCTGGACGGCTTTACCCGGGAGGAGCTGCGCATCCTCATCCCCCGGTACTTCAACGACCGCCAGCTCTGCGATGCCTTCGGTGTCGAGTACCACGGGGGCACGCCGGAGCTGAAAGGGGACTCGTCCAATGCCTAAGACCCGCAACGAGCGCCGCCTACGGCGTAAAAGCACCATCGAGGGGTGTATCTTCCTGGTCATCCTGTTCGTGGTTCCCTGGGCCGTCCCGGGTCTGGTGGAGGCGATTCTGTGATCCGGTCAAATTCGCAATCGCTTGCGGATTTGCGCAAGAAAAAAAGACCGCCGGTGCTGCAACACCAAGCGGCCCAAAGGGAAAAGAAAAGTTGATCCGCCCTTATTTTAGAGGGCTTGAAGGAGATTGTCAAGTATGAGTAGCTACATAATTCCACATTCCATTACGCCGCGGCCCATAAAGCCCGGCAGGGCCACGGTGGAGACCATCGAGGCGATCATGGCCGATAGGCCGTGCGCCATTCTTCCGGTCGCCGGTGACTGTTTGGAGGGCGTGGACGTAGTAGATGGAGGCTGGGTGGCAGTGGATTTCACCCGGCGGCCTGCGCCTCCAAGGTACAAGAGTAAGGGCGGCGACGGAAGCTCCGATCTCTGCCTCTGCTATGCCACGTTCCCCGGAGCGCCTGGCCCTATGGTCATGTATAAGGAGTATCAGGGCGTATGGGGCCCCTGGCAGATGGTGGGCACTCGATATAAGTCAATGTGGGAAGGCGGCAAGCTGCGCCTCAACTGCGGCATGGTGGCAAAGCGTATCTTCGGCGTGATTGTGGCCTCCTACGACCAGGACGGGCGGCTTCTGTGGCAGAGGAACCCCGAGGAGTTTCCCAAGGAGCTGGGCGCAGCGCCAACCATTCGCGGTGATGTAGGGCCGTACCAGGGGGTGAGAGCATGAACCACCCTTTGAACAAGGAGCAGGTCGAGGTTCTGTTTGAACGGGAAGCCGTGCTGATGGGGACGGAAAACCGCGTTCCAATCTACCGGGCATTGGCCCTATTCGGACAAGATGCCGTCAATTACGGCAAAAAATTGGACGAAAGATTGGATGTCAGAAGGCTAGTACATCACTCCAACGGATATGTCCTTGGCTTTATAATAGCGTCTTTGACCCTGCGAGGCTTTCAGGCTGCCGCCAGTTTCTATAACGTTCAGCTGCTGAGAAAGGAAGCATCATGAATCCTATAACAGAACCAGTCAAAATCACCAGCTTGGAGCTGGAGAATGTGAAGCGCATCCGGGCATGCGCTATCACCCCCACGCAGAATGGCCTTACGGTGATCGGCGGCCGGAACAACCAGGGAAAGACCTCTGTCCTGGACGCCATCGCCTGGGCGCTGGGCGGAGACCGCCACCGCCCATCCCGGGCGGCACGGGAAGGTTCATCCATTCCGCCCCGTCTTTGCGTCAAGCTATCCAACGGTCTTGTCGTGGAGCGCACGGGGAAGAACAGCGACCTAAAGGTCACGGACACGGAAGGGCGGCGTGCCGGGCAGCAGCTGCTCAATGAATTTGTGGAGCAGCTCGCGCTCGATCTGCCTAAATTCATGCAGGCAAGTGCGAAGGAAAAGGCCGGAATCTTGCTGGAAGTTATCGGTGTAGAGGATCAGCTCACAGAGTTGGACCAGAAAGAGAACTCCCTTTACAACGACCGTCTGGCGATTGGCCGGATTGCCGACCAAAAAGCCAAGCACGCCAAAGAGATCACCGGATACCCAGAGGCCCCAATGGAGCCGGTTTCCGCCTATGATCTGATTCAACGGCAGCAGGACATCCTCGCCCGGAACGGCGAAAACCAGTGGAAGCGGCAGCGGGCCGCGCAGCTGGAGGCTCAGAGAGAGAGCTTGCGCCGGCAGCTGGATGACCTGCAGGCGAAGTATGAAGTCGTTTGTGGCGACTGTGAGATTGCGCGCCGTGATGCTCTGAATCTTCTAGATGAATCTACGGAGGAGCTGGAGGCCAATATCCGCAATGTGGAGGCAATCAACATCAAGGTCCGCGCGAACCAGGAAAAGGCCCGCGCTGAAGAGGAAGCCAGAGACTACCAAAACCAGTATGATACCCTGACTTCCGAAATTGAGGACATCCGCCAGAAGAAGCGCGACCTTCTCCTGGGGGCAAACCTCCCCCTTCCCGGGCTGAGCGTGGAGGACGGGGAGCTCGTTTACATGGGCAAGCCCTGGGACTGCATGAGCGGTAGCGACCAGCTGAAGGTATCCGCCGCCATCGTGCGGGCCATCAAGCCACAGTGCGGCTTCGTCCTCCTGGACAAGCTGGAACAGATGGACCCTGATACCCTTCGGGAGTTCGGGGCCTGGATGGAGGCAGAGGGCCTGCAGGGGATTGCCACGAGAGTCTCCACGGATGGGACGTGCAGCATCCTCATCGAGGATGGATATGTGAAGGAGGAGGGGCCTGCCCCGGCCTCCGCGGCATGGAAAGCGGGTGAGTTCTAAATGAGGCAGTTAAAGATTATACCGGGTAAGCTGGGCGGAGCCATGAAGGTTGTGATTTACGGCCCGGAAGGGATCGGGAAATCTACCCTTGCCGCCAAGTTCCCCCGGCCCCTGTTCATCGACACGGAGGGAAGCACCCGGCACATGGACGTGCAGAGGACAGAGCGCCCCACCAGCTGGGCCATGCTCCTGGAGCTGGTCCGCTGCATCAAAGCAGACCCTGGCTTGTGCTCCACACTGGTAATTGATACGGCGGACTGGGCGGAGCAGCTGTGCATCACCAGTATCTGTGACAGCAAGCGCATCTCCGGGATTGAAGACATGGGATACGGCAAGGGCTACGTCTATGTGGCCGAGGAGTTCGGGCGGCTCCTGAACCTCCTGGAGGAGGCCGTGGACAACGGCATCCACGTGGTGCTGACGGCCCACGCTATGATGCGGAAATTTGAACAGCCGGACGAGATGGGCGCGTATGACCGGTGGGAGCTGAAGCTGCAAAAGAAGACGGCCGCCCTGGTCAAGGAGTGGGCCGACCTGCTCCTGTTCGCCAACTATAAGACCTTGTCCGTAGCGGTCGACGACAAGGGGAAGAAGTTCAAGCCCCAGGGCGGCCGGCGCGTCATGTTCACAACCCATCATCCCTGCTGGGACGCAAAGAACCGGCTGGGCCTTCCGGAGGAGCTGCCTTTGGAGTTCGCTCCATTGGCTCCATATTTTGACGCGGCCGCTGTCTCCGCCCCCACCACTGCCCCGGCTCCCGCACCCGCTCCGCCTGCGGAAGCTGCGCCCAACCCCGCGGACACCTCTCCCACGGCACCGGAACAGCCAGCGCCCCAAACGGACAACGCACAGGAGCTCAAGACGAAAACGTCAACCCTGAAAGCCTTACAGGATTTGATGGAACAGGGAGGTGTATTGGACTATGAGGTCAAGGCCGCGGTCGCCGCGAAGGGGTATTTCCCCGAGGATATGCCCATAGAGGATTATCCCGATGATTTTATCAAGGGGGTGCTGATCGGGGCCTGGAGGCAGGTGCACGAGTGGATCGAAAAGAACCGGGCGCCCCTGCCGTTTTAACTTCACGTTGCAGGGGGACTGCCGGAGCCGGCAGCTCCCCTTACTTATCAAATCAAAAAGGAGCTTGAGAAAATGAGCGAATATGACTCTTCTTTCCGTGAATTTGGCTGGGATGACGAAATCCAAAATGACAGCACCCCATTTGAGGTCTTGCCGGAGGGTGACTACCGCTTCCGTGTGGAGAAGTTTGAGCGGGGCCGGCATAGCGGCAGTGAAAAGATCCCGCCCTGCAACAAGGCGATCCTGACGCTCTCAGTGAATGACGGCGCTCACAGCGGAACCGTCCAAACGAACCTGTTCCTGTTCAGCCGCTTCGAGTGGAAGTTGTGCCAGTTCTTCACCGCGATTGGCCAGCGCCGCCACGGTGAGGCGATCCGGATGAACTGGAGCCTTGTGCCGGGTGCCATCGGCACCTGCCATGTGGGGACACGCAAATGGATGGGCAACGACGGCAAGGAACATGAAGGGAATGAGATCACAGAATTTTATGACCCGGAGGAGGCCCCGGACATCTCGGAAAAGCAGGTGGACAGCCAGCCGGCGCCTGGGCAGGGCGCGGAGGCGGCCGCCTCCTGGGATGCCGGTAGGTTCTGATGGAACTGCGTCCATACCAGCAGGAGGCCCGGACGGCGGTCGAACAGGATTGGGCTGACGGCTTCACGAAAACGCTCCTGGTTCTGCCCACCGGGTGCGGGAAGACAATCGTGTTCTGCAAGATTGTGGAGGACATGGTGCGCCAGGGCGGGCGGTGCCTGATCCTGGCCCACCGGGGCGAACTGCTGGAACAGGCGGCAGACAAGCTGCTGACCGCCACAGGGCTGCGCTGCGCGGTGGAAAAGGCGGAGGAGTCCTGCCTGGACAGCTGGTACCGGGTGACCGTCGGATCCGTGCAGACCCTCATGCGGGAGAAGCGCCTCCAGCAGTTCCCCACCGATTTTTTCAACGTGATAGTGGTGGATGAAGCCCACCATGTCCTGGCTGACAGCTACCAGAGGGTTCTGGAACATTTCCCCGCGGCAAAGGTCCTGGGGGTAACCGCAACCCCTGACCGTGGGGATATGCGCAATCTGGGCCAGTATTTTGAGCATCTGGCTTATGAATACTCCCTGCCGCGCGCCATCAAAGAGGGCTATTTGAGCCCCATTAAGGCGGTAACCATCCCCTTGAAGCTGGATCTGACCGGCGTGGGGATTCAGGCAGGGGACTTCAAGAACAGCGACCTTGACACCGCGCTCGACCCCTATCTCCACCAGATCGCCAGGGAAATGCGTACCTATTGCGCCCAGCGCAAGACCGTGGTGTTCCTCCCCCTGGTGCGGACTTCTCAAAAGTTCCGGGACATCCTGGAGCAGGAGGGGTTCCGGGCCGCCGAGGTCAACGGCAGCAGTGAAGACCGTGCGGAAGTGCTTCGGGACTTCAACGACGGGAAGTATAACGTGCTCTGCAACTCCATGCTGCTGACAGAGGGATGGGACTGCCCTTCCGTTGACTGCGTGGTTGTCCTGCGGCCCACCAAAATACGTTCCCTGTACTGCCAGATGGTGGGGCGGGGGACCAGGATAGCCCCGGGGAAGGACCACCTGCTCTTGCTGGATTTCCTGTGGCACACGGAGCGCCATGAGCTGTGCCACCCGGCGAGCCTGATCTGCGAGAGCCCGGAGGTCGCACAGCGGATGACGGAGGCCCTGGAGGATGCCGCCGGCTGCCCCGTAGACATTGAGGAGGCCGAGGAGAGGGCCGAGTCCGACGTGGTGGCCCAGCGGGAAGAGGCCCTTGCGAAGCAGCTGGCGGAGATGAGGAGCCGCAAGCGGAAGCTGGTGGATCCCCTGCAATTTGAGATGAGTATCCAGGCCGAAGACCTCGCCGGATATGTTCCGTCGTTTGGATGGGAGGTGTCCCCGCCCTCTGAAAAGCAGGTGCAGAGCCTGGAAAAGTGGGGGATCCGCCCGGACGAAATCGAGTGCGCCGGGAAAGCGTCCCTGCTCCTGGACCGCCTTGCGAAACGGCGCTCGGAGGGGCTTACAACTCCGAAGCAGATCCGCTGCCTGGAGCAGAGAGGCTTCCGCCATGTGGGGCAATGGCGATTTGAAGAGGCCAGCCATATGATTGACCGCATCGCGTCCCAGGGGTGGAAGATCCCAGCCGGCGTAACCCCGTCGGCCTATGTCCCGGTGAGCATGGGAGGATAGTATGGATAGTATCGGCAAGGGGCTGGATCCCCTGGAGGCATTGGAACATATTGACCCGGCCGGCCTGAATTACCAGGAGTGGCTGACTGTGGGTATGGGGCTGAAGGAGGCGGGGTGTCCCGCCTCCTCCTGGGAAGATTGGAGCCGCCGCGACCCGGCGCGCTATCATGCGGGCGAGTGCCTGCGGAAGTGGGAAACCTTTCACGGCGCGTCCGGCGGTACACCTGTGGCCGCCGGCACGGTATTCAAGATGGCCCTGGACCGCGGCTGGCGGCCCACTCAGGAGAGCGCCCCCGGCCACATGTTGGATTGGGAGGACACCATCAACACCAGGGACGGCGGCGGCACCATCGTGGACCGCGCATGGCTGGAGGGCAAAGAGGTCCAGGAGCCCACAGACTGGCATCCCGCGAAAGACCTCATTACTTATTTGACGGTTCTCTTTGACCCATCCGAATACGTCGGGTATGTGACTGAGACCTTCAAAGGGGAAGACGGACGGCAGGTGCCATCCAAGGGAAATTATGACCGGACCGCCGGCCAGTTGATTGACGCCCTGCGCACATGCAAAGACGACATCGGGGCAGTGTTGGGCGACAGTGACCCTGACGTGGGAGCGTGGATTCGCTTTAACCCTCTGGATGGCAAGGGCGTAAAAAACGAGAATGTGACCGCTTTCCGGTACGCACTGGTGGAATCCGATGAGATGAACCTGGAGGAGCAGCACGCCATGATCCGGGAGCTGGAGTTGCCGGTGGCCGCCCTGGTTTCCTCCGGCGGCAAGAGCATCCATGCCATTGTGAGGATTGAGGCCGGCTCCTTTGAGGAATACCGCTCCCGCGTGGACTACCTCTATGCGGTGTGTGAGAAGAACGGCCTGAAGGTAGACCGGCAGAACCGCAACCCCTCCCGGCTGTCCCGGCTCCCCGGCGTTATGCGAAGGGGCAAAAAGCAGTTCCTTTTGGCCTCCAATATCGGGAAAGCATCCTGGAGCGAGTGGCGGGACTGGATGGACAGCGTCACCGATGATATGCCAGACCCTGAGAGCATGGCAGCAGTTTGGGACAACCTGCCTGAGCTAGCGCCGCCCCTGATTGCCGGCGTCCTCCGGCAGGGCCATAAAATGCTCCTGGCCGGACCCAGCAAGGCCGGCAAAAGCTACTCCCTCATTGAGCTGTGCTGCGCCATCGCCGAGGGAGGCCCGTGGCTGGGCTTCTCCTGTACCCAGGGGCGGGTGCTCTACGTCAACCTGGAACTGGACCGGCCCTCCTGCCTCCACCGCTTCAAGGATGTGTATGCGGCCCTGGGGCGCATGCCCCAGAACCTGGACAAGATTGATGTCTGGAACCTCCGGGGCCGCTCTGTGCCAATGGACAAGTTGGCGCCAAAGCTGATCCGCCGGGCGAAGAAAAAGGATTACATTGCCATTGTCATTGACCCCATCTATAAGGTCATCACCGGCGACGAGAACAGCGCCGACCAGATGGCGAACTTCTGCAACCAGTTCGACAAGGTGTGTACTGAGCTGGGCTGCGCCGTGATCTACTGCCACCACCATTCCAAGGGCAGCCAGGGAGGCAAGCGTTCCATGGACCGGGCCAGCGGGTCGGGGGTATTCGCCCGCGACCCCGACGCCCTTCTGGATCTGATTGAACTGCCGGTCAGCGAAGAGCTCCGCAGGCAGGAGGTCAACAGGGCTGTGGGCCGGGCCGTTGCTGCCACCCTCCAGCGGGCGGGTAAGCTGGAGGAGGCGTCCCAGGATGACCTTTGCACTGAGAAGGGGGTGCTGGAGGCGGCCAGGAGCCTTTTAAGCGGCCGGCAATATGAAGATGCGGCAAAGTACGCGGAGGCCGCAAGACAGGCCGCTGAAAGCCTGACAGCGTGGCGCATTGAGGGAACCCTGCGGGAGTTTCCCAAGTTTCCCCCGGTCAACCTCTGGTTCGATTACCCCATTCACCGCGGAGATGACAGCGGCGTCCTGGCCGACATCGACCCGGAGGGGGACGTGCCGGGGTGGCAAAGGGCCATGCAGAAACGGAAGCCGAAAGAGGTCAAAGCCAAGGAGCGAAAAGACTCTATTGCACTCGCCTTTGAAGCCTGCGGCATAAACGGGAAGGTCACAGTGAGCGCTCTGGCCGAGTACATGGGCGTGACGGACAAGACAGTCAGGAACCGGTTGAAAGAGCATGGCGGCTTTTGGATTGACGAGGGGGAAGTCGGCAGGAAGTAAGGGAAAATAACGAGAATTTTTCCTTTCCCCGTGAGAGAAAAAACGGGGATTTCCCTTCTTTCCCTTCTTTCCCTGTGAGGGAAAAAAACGAAAAAACCTGCTTTTTCCCTAGGGAAGAAAAAGTACCCCCCTAAAGGGGGGTAAGAAAACACGTTTCCCTGACGGTCAACGGGGGAAGTAGTCGTGCGAAAGCTCACGCACGACGACTCCTTCCCCTGACCGTTGACAAAGTAGTTTTGTGATCTGCAATACTTTAACGAGGTAAAGCTATGAGAATAGAATTTTTTATGTCGATGAAGCCACCCACGGTGACGCACCAGGAAAAGAAATGGCGGGTGGTCAAGGGCAAGCCGGTACCCTACGAGCCGCCGGAGGTGCGGGCGGCACGGTCGAAGCTGACAGCGCACCTGGCTGGACACAGGCCCGTGGAGCCCCTGGCCGGCGCGGTGCGGCTGCTGGTGAAGTGGTGCTTCCCCCGTGGGCAGCATGAAGACGGTGAGTACCGGACCACCAGGCCGGACACGGACAACCTCCAAAAGCTTCTGAAGGACTGCATGACCGCTGCGGGGTTCTGGAGGGATGACGCCCAGGTTTCCAGCGAGATTGTGGAAAAGGTTTGGGCTGAGGTGCCGGGGATATACGTCTGCATGGAACAGATCAATGCAAGGGAAAATTGCCAAGCGATTGCGAATTTGGAGGTGCTGACATGCGCGGGGTGCGCAGAAGACGGGAAATGGGAGTGGGAGTACCAAAATGGGGCCGAGTGTCCTTGCACATACTGCAAAAGACGGGCAGCAGATTGCTACCACCGCCCGCCGGAGGTATCGCCATGAGACACCGATATACCCGCGCAGAGCTGGAATCCATCACCCAGGAGACCACAATCTACATTGAGGGAGCAGGGATAGCCCAGCTCCGATGGGGCGGCCTGGAGATTGCAGAGGGGGTAAAGGACGGGTGCCTATACTGCAAGCATATCAAACTGTTTAGCCTGGAACTGTACGGACAATACTGGACGGCCTTTGATGGGCCGCCGGAGAGGAAGGAGAACGCATGAAAACGATTTGCATTACTTGCAAAAATGACTGCAATAACGCCGGTACAACGGCCAGAATTTCTTGGTGCCCTCAGTACAAACCGGGACGAATTTTGTCCAACGCCGACCGCATCCGGACCATGAGCGACGCAGATTTGGCGAGATGGCTTGAATACGAGGGTGGAGGAGCCTGTTGCAGAGGTTTATGGGTGGCTGGCGTGGCTCCAGCAGCCAGCGGAGGAGGGCGAGCATGAGTAGACCCAAATATCCGTGGTGGGGCTATGTCCGGGAAATCCTTCGGCGGTACCCTGACTACACAACAGAAGCCGAAGCCGCGGCGGTTACATCTGCGATAGTACAGACGGGGCAGATGCCAGACGGCCAGCGCCGGCTCTCCGTGATTGGTATGGTGTTCTTCCGCAAGACGCACACCCTGCATGGGGCGGCTCTGGAGGCATCATGCAGCTACGCCACCGCAAAAAGGTGGCAACAGGCGTTTATTCGTGAAGTAGCATGCAATTTCAAGTGCAACAGTCTGATCGAAAGTTGAGCCACAAAAGCCAAACACTTGATGTAGGATGGAGACGTGGAGGTGTATACCTCTGCGCCTCCTTTTCTACCGCCCGGCACCGAGGCGGTAATATCGGGCCCCTACGCTGCACGGCTGAAAACCACCCCATAAACTGGGCGGAGGGTCGCGCCCTCCATGCGGCAAATGACTGTGGAGAGACACTATACTGGCGAATCGGGGTCGCGTATCTTGCCAGTGAAATCACCAGCGGCCTGCCAGTAGCCATAGCTGGCCGACTCCGGGTATAATGGCAGCCTTTGAGAGTCAAAAACGCGCTATCCCGCTGAAAACTACCCTGCGAGTGGCTAATCATGATGTCGCCGCCAAGACCAGGGTGTGACAATTAAGCGGGAAGCGCACATATGTCGAGTGCAGTAGCAGAAGCGGAAGCGGCGGCCATGGACAACGCCGTGGACGTGTGGCGGCTCAATACCGCCTCTCGGCTCCACGAAGATGAGTGTGAAAGGGTGAAGGTGCTGTGCTGAAGTCTTGTCCATATTGCGGGATGATTCATCCGGCTGGTTTTATTTGCCCTAAAAAGCCAGAGCGGGGTAAGAAACGGTCGAGCAAGGAGGATCACTTCCGGAAGAGTTGGGCCTGGCAGCGCAAGCGCATCCAGATCCTGAAGAGGGATTTTTACCTTTGCCGTGCGTGCAATGCGGGAGGATACGGAGTGCTTGGGGTGCCTGGGGTAAACCAGGACCTATCGGTTCACCACATCGAGCCACTGGAGGAGCGGTTCGACTTGAGGCTGGAGGATGACAATTTGGTCACCTGCTGTTCGCGTCATCATGAGATGGCAGAAGCAGGGAAGATACCGCGGGAGTACCTGCATGCGCTGGCCCAGGTATCCCCCCGGTGGGGGGCCATTACATGGGGCGGCTCGTGTCAAGACCGACTGCGGCCCTCTGAGCACAAAGAAGTTTAGAAATGAGATTTTAGGGGGAGGAGGTGCACCAGATGGGGGGGAGGCCCGCAAAATCGGTGAAAGTGAAGGCCGGGGCGATCGCCAGCAATGACGCGGCGGTCCGCACGTCTGTAGAGGACAAGCTGCGCGGGGAGGCGGTGAAGCCGGAGCCCCCGGCTGGGCTCACCGCCGGTCAGGCGGAGATTTTCCGGTTTATCGTGGACGGCCTGGCTGCCGGAGAGATCCTAGGCCGGATGGATGTGTTCGCGCTGGAGAGCACGGCCGTTGCCGTGGACCGGCTGCGGACGATCAACGGCATGATCGACGAGGACCCGGATCTGCTGCTTAACAGCGCATTGCAGAGCAGTCGGGCGAAGTATCAGAGCGATCTGTGGCGGGGGTGCAGCGAACTGTGCCTGTCGCCGCAGGCCAGGGCAAAGCTGGGCGGCCTGGCCGCGCAAAAGGCGAAGGAGAGCAGGGACCCCCTGGTGGAGGCCCTGGGGGCCGATGATTGAATCGAGCCGCGCCTATCAGTACGCCAAGTGGTGCACACAACGGAGCAACCAGAAGGTCGGCCGGTATGTGAAGCTCCAGGCGAGAGCCTGGCTAAGGATTGCCGCCGGGAAGCATAAGGAGGCATACGTCAGTGAGCCGGCGTACCGGAAGATCTGCCGGCTGCTCGGGCTAATGGTTCATCCAGACCTGTACTGCACCATGGACAAGGGCCTGGAGGACTATGCCTGGTTCCTGATCGTAGCGGTGTTCTGTACGCTTCGCCGGGAGGACGACAGGCGGTTCTATGAGACGGCGCTGTTGGAGATCGCCAGAAAGAACTTCAAGACCTTCAATAGCGCGGTGGTCTTTATCATCGGGCTGCTGACGGAGCCCCGCTTCTCCCGGTTCTTTTCCGTGGCGCCGGATTACAAACTGTCCTCGGAGCTCCGGCTGGCGGTACGGAAGATCATCAAGGTCTCGCCAGCGCTGGTGAAGCACTTCAAGGTCACAAGGGACATGATCACTTGCCTGATCACAGAGACCGAATACATGCCCTTGGCGTACTCAAACGACGGCATGGATGGACGCCTGGCCAATATCTTTCTGGCAGACGAGGCGGGCGCGCTGGACAGCTACCCGGTGGAGGCTATGCGGTCCTCCCAGATCACGCTGGCCAATAAGCTGGGTATCATCATCTCCACCCAGTACCCGAACGACAACAACGTCCTCACCGACGAGATCGATATCGCCAAAAAGGTCCTGGACCGGGTCCTGGACAGGGAGAACGTGTTTTCCCTGCTCTACGAGCCGGATGACGCCCTCCGGAAGCAGTGGGAGACCAACGACCTGGTTCTCTACCAGGCGAACCCCGTCGCGGTCAACAATGCCGGGGTACTCCGGGCCATCAAGGACCTGCGCTCCATGGCGGTCCTGTATGAGAACAAGCGGGAAAACTTCCTGTGTAAGCACTGCAACATCATGTACAAGGGCCTGGGTGTGGAGGGCTACATCGATACACAGAAGGTCATGCAGTGCCGGCGGCGGGAGGATCTCAGCTTCTGGAGCGGTCGGCGGGTCTGGGTGGGCCTGGATCTGGCGCAGTCTGACGATAACACAGCCGTATCCATGGTCACGGTCGAGGGCGACATGCTTTACGCTAAGGCATGGGGCTTTATCCCGTCTGGGCGGACCGAGATCAAGGCCACGAAAGAGGACGTGGACTACAAGAGGCTGATCACTGCTGGAAACTGCTTTGCCTGCGGGGATGAGGTCATCGACTACGGCTTTGTGGAACGGTTCATCCTATCGCTGCAGGAGAAGTACGGGGTGGAGATCGTGCAGGTGGGGTACGACCGGTACAACGCCATCTCCACGGTGCAAAAGCTGGAGGCGGCGGGGATCGAGTGTGTCGAGGTCAAGCAGCACTCCTCCGTGCTCCACGCCCCGACGAAGCTGCTGCGGGAGAAAGTGCTCCAAAGGCAGTTCCAATACGATGAAAACCGGCTTCTGGAAATAAATTTTCAGAATGCCAGATGTACAGAAGACACAAACCTGAACAAATACGTAAACAAAAAACGGTCGGCGGGCAAGGTTGATATGGTCATGGCCACCATCGACGCCGTGTATTTGGTTCAGGTTGATCTGCTGACGAATGCTCAGATGAGCTGGGGCATCCAGGTATTGTGAGGAGGTGACAGGCCATAGGCTTTTGGAGTTTGCTAAGGGGGAGAGAGGAACGGAGGGTGGCCCAGGAAACGGTTCTGAACGAGGCGCAGATGGACACGGCGCTGCGGGCAATTTTAGGCGGCACCAAGGTTACCGTAAAAAATGTGCTGAACATCCCGGCAGTCAGCAGCAGAGTGGGATTTATTGCAGGGACCATCGCCTCACTGCCTATCCGGCTCTACCGGACGGAGTGCGGGAACTCCGTGGAGGTTACGGGCGATTACCGCCTCCGGCTCCTGAACGAGGAGACCGGTGACTTACTGGATGCTTTTCAGTGGAAATGTACGCTCGTGCGGGACTACCTGCTCACCGGGAACGGATACACCTATGTCAACTGGGCTGGAAACCGCATCGACGGCCTGTACTATGTTGACCCTATGCAGGTGAGCGCGGAGATAGGCGCAGACCCAATCTATAAGACCGCCAGGTTTTACATTGGAGGGGCACGCTACTCCTCTTGGCAGGTGTTCAGGATGCTTCCCAACACCAAGGACGGGGCCGCCGGCTGCGGGGTAGTGGAAGAAAGCCCCACACAGCTGGAAACGATGCTGAATGCCCTGCGTTATGAGAACCACATGGTGCGTACGGGCGGGAAAAAGGGCTTCTTGAAAGCAAAAAACCGGCTGGCCACAGATGTGATCCAACAACTGAAAAACAGTTGGCGGAATTTGTACGGCAATGACTCAGAGGAATCCGTTGTGGTACTGAATGACGGCATAGAGTTCCAGGACGCCAGCCAGACTGCGGTGGAAAGTCAGCTCAACGAGAATAAAACCACCAATGATCACGAGATTTTTAAGATATTCCACATTGTCCCCTCTGTTTTGGAGGGCGGCGCTACTGCCGAGGATCTGAAAAACACCGTCAGATTTGCGATTCAGCCAGTAGTCAAGGCTCTCCAGACGGCAATCAATCGATATTGTCTGCTGGAAAGCGAGAAGGAGACATTTTCTTTTGAGATCGACCTGGATGTTTTGGACAACACGGACATGCTGTCCCGCTATCAGGCTTACGAGGTAGCCGTCAGGAACGGGTGGATGCAACTGGATGAGGTCAGGTATGAGGAGGGACGCAACCCATTGGGGCTGAAATTTATCCGCCTGGGCCTGGATACGGTCATCTACGACCCGGGTACTAGGATGATTTACACGCCAAACACTAAAGAGTGGGCAAAAGTCGAGGAGAAAGGAGGGGGAGAATTGGATGCAGGTAGAGATTCGAGCTGACCGAAAGAGTATGGTGGTCCGGGGCTATGTCAATGTGGTGGGCCGGGACTCCAGGGTGCTCCACGACAAGCAGGGGCCCTATATCGAACAGATTATGCCCGGAGCCTTTGCCAAGGCGCTGTCAGCCGGCGCCCCGGTAGAGCTTCGGTGGGATCACAAGAAGACCCTGGGCTCCACAGCCAATCAGGACGAGCTGGAACTCCGGGAGGACAACATCGGCCTGCGGGCCCACGCGGTAGTGACCGATGAGGAAGTCATCGCCGCCGCAGACCGGAAAGAGCTGCGCGGCTGGTCCTTCGGCTTCGTAAAGCAGAAGGATCACTGGAAGGTGGATGAGGAGGACACCCGGCGCAGGTTTGTGGACGAACTGGAGCTGAGGGAGGTCTCCATCCTGGATAAAACGCCCGCATACATCGCTACCAGTATTGAGACCCGCGAAGACGGGGACATTCTGGTGGAATTCCGGATGGACGAGCCACTCGAAGACAGTGTTGATTACATCCGCCAGACTGAGCGCACCGTGGAGACCAAGGAGACAACGATGTCTCCATCGGATGAGAGCGCTATGTTTTGTGTACAGAAAACCATCGAAATTTACAAGATGAAAAGGAGACTGTGATATGAAGCCTTTTGACCTGAAGAAGCTGTCTGAGCGCCGCGTGGAACTGATGGCCCGGCTGGAGGGCATGGTTTCGACCTGCCAGATGGAGACCCGGGCTTTCAACGAGGAGGAGCGGGCCTCTTATAGCAAGATCCTGGACGAAGTCCGTTCCATCGACGCTACCCTGGATGCTGCGGAACAGGGCCAGGCCCTATCCCAGGTGGAGCGCCGCGCCGCCGCTGCGGAGGAGACCCACACACAGGAGGAGCTGGAGAACCGCGCCTTTGAATGCTACGTCCGGGGTATCGCTCCCGAGCTGGAAACCCGAGAGGCGGTCAATATGACAGTAGGGGACAATGGCGCGGTGATCCCCACCAGCATCGCCAATAAGATTATCGGGATGGTCAAGGAGATCTCTCCCCTGTATCAGCGGGCGACCCATTACAATGTGGGTGGAAATCTGACCATCCCCAGCTACGATGAGTCCACCCAGAAGATCACCATGGCCTACGCTACGGAGTTCACTGCGCTGACCTCCACTTCCGGCAAGTTCACCAGCATCTCCCTGAGCGGCTTCCTGGCAGGCGCGCTGACCAAGGTGTCCATCTCCCTGGTCAACAACTCCAAGTTCGACATCGTGTCCTATGTTATCCGCAAGATGGCGGAGGCCGTCGCGGAGTGGATCGAGAACGAGCTGATCAACGGCACTGCCAGTAAGATCGAGGGCCTGTCCAAGGTAACTGCCAGTGTCACCGCGGCCGCCGCCACCGCCATTACCTCCGATGAGCTGATCGACCTGCAGGAGAGCATCCCCGACGCGCTCCAGGCCAACTGTATCTGGGTGATGAGCCGGGCTACCCGCAAGGCTATCCGGAAGCTGAAGGACGGGGACGGCAACTACCTGCTGAACAAGGACGCTACTTCCAAGTGGGGCTACAGCCTGTTCGGCCACGATGTCTATGTCTCTCAGAGTATGCCCGACATGGCCGCAGGAAAACGCGCTGTGCTCTACCTGGATCCCACCGGCCTGGCTGTGAAGATTTCGGAGGAGCCCAGCGTGCAGGTGCTCCGGGAGAAGTTCGCCGATGAGCACGCCGTTGGTGTCATCTGCTGGATGGAGGTAGACTCCAAGGTGGAGAACAAGCAGAAGGTCGCCGTCCTGGCCATGGGCGCTGGTGCCTGAACAGGGTGATCGGCTATGAAGAACTATCGGGCGGCCGTGAGTTTCGCCGGACAGGTCAGCATGGCGGCCGGTGAGGTCAGGGAGATTCCGGAGGATCTTGCGGCCCCACTATTGCGCTGCGGGTACCTGAAGGAGGCGGATCAGGAGGGCGAAAAGCCCTCCGCCTCCCCCAGTAAGCCGGTCCGAAAGAAGTGAGGTGAACCGCCGTGAGGCCGAGTCAGCTTACGCCCCAGGACATGGCCGCCTTTGCACGTCTGATCGTGGAAAAGGCCGAGTATGACGAGCTGAGCGACGCCGAGAAGCAGGGCTGTGCTATGGCATTGGAAGCCGCCAAGTCCTACGTTGCAGGCTATACTGGCCTGGATATCGAGACGACAAAGTTGGAGGATATAGCTTATGCGGTGCTCGTCATTGCAACGGAAATGCTGGATAACCGCCAAATGACGGCCCAGTATACCGGGCAGAATCCCACCGCGATGCAGATTTTGAATATGCATAGCACCAATCTGCTGCCGACCGTGTCCGACTTGGACACATCCGGGGCTGGGGAGGTGTGAGGCAATGGCAGATTACATCGATGCCGGGAAGCTGAATAAGGCCGCCCAGGTGCTGGAGCTGCGGGAGACCGCGCCCGGCGTATGGGAGTGGGCGCCCGCCCGGCGGACCTGGGCCTCCATCACGTTACAGCCGAAAACCAACCTGTTTTCCAAGGTAGGCATCGGGGCCAGGGACGCCGCCGTGGTCGTGCGGCGGCAGCCCCTCACCCTCCACCACGCCCTCCGCTGGGGTGATACCCACCTGTTTTTGACCTCGATCACGCCCATGGGCCGCAACCACCTGGAGGTGGACGCGGCGGTGGTCAGGGTGGAGACGGTGCGGCAGATGGCGGAGCGGGACACAGTGGTACAGACCTTTCCGGGGGTGCTCACCGAGAAGTATGTCCGGCACGGCCAGGAGTGGCCCATGTCAGTCAACGAGCTGGGGCTGGTTCTGGTGACGCCCAAGGCCGTCACCCTCCCGCCCGGCGGCCGGAAGCAGCCGGTCGTGGAACCAGGCGGGGCGGGCCGGAGTCACGCGGGCCTCAGCCGCCGGATATGTCAAGGGCCGGCAATTCTATAGCTGGACAAAGGCGAAGGCGCTGGAGCTCGCGCTGAAAGCGGCGGACCGGGTGCTGAGCCGGATTGCGGATGAGGTGGATTATTGAGATGCTTACAACCAATACGCTGATGAACGCCGTGGAGGCGGCGCTGAAGCGCCTCTATCCGGGAGAGCCGGTCTACTATGACGAGCTTCCCAAGGACTTCCGGCGGCCCTCCTTTACCCTGGAGTGCCAGAAGGCGGAGCAATCCGATGTCAACATCGGACTGGTACGCCGCAGCGTGACCCTTCTGGTCACCTGCTATGTGGAGGCGGACGCCTACCATGACAGCAGCCGGAAGGCGCTGAACCAGCGGCAGGACACAGTGATGGGCCTGTTTGCCCAAGGTTTTTTCCGGGTGGAGGACCGGGCCCTGACGGTGCAGGCAAACCGTGGACTTGGGAACCCGGACTTTGCCGAGGTGAGCGCCGTATTCCAGTGGATGGATGCCCGGCCGGGCTATCAGGACCCGGAGGCGGCGGACACCCCCAAGATGGAGCACTTTGCAGTTGAACGAACTGCGCTTTGACGAAAGAGAGGATGATACGATGGCGACGACAATCGGGCTACCCAGCCTGACGATTACCTTCCAGGCGGCCGCCCAGCAGGCGGCCAACCGGAGCAAGAAGGGCTATGTGGGCGTGTTTGTACGGGATGCCAAGGCCCAGGGCGTCCACCAGCTTTCCAGCGCGGCGCTGATTCCTACTGAGCTGGGGCAGGAAAACCAGAATTACATCAGGAGGGCGTTCACCGGCAGCGACCGGGGCGGCCCCAGCAAGGTGGTGGTAGTGGTCATCGCCACGGGTACGGAGGATACCACCGCCCTGGAGGCGGGTCTCAAGAGCATTGAGGGGCTGACGCTGGACTACCTGGCCGGGCCGCCCGACGCGACGGCCGCCGAGCTGACGGCGCTGGAGAAGTGGGTGAAGGACCGGAGGGCGGCCTACTTCACCGAGAAGCTGGTGGAGCCCAACGCCGCCAAGGCCCCGGACGACATGGGGATCATCGACTTCGCCGAGACCGACGGGGCCATTGCGGAGGGGGAAACCACCTACACCGCCGGGGAGTACGCCAGCCGGATCGCGGGCGTGCTGGCGGGCATCCCCGCGGGCATGTCGGCCACCTACGCCCCCCTGACGGAGCTGACCGCCGTGACGCCCCGCTCCACACAGGAACAGGAGGCGGCCATCAAAGCGGGCAAGCTCATCCTGGTCCACGACGGCGTCAAGGCCAAGATCGCCCGGGGCGTCAACTCCCTGACCACCATCCCCGCCACGGGGAAAGCGGACTGGCGCAAGATCAAAATTGTGGAGGGGATGGACCTCCTCACCTACTATCTGCGCACCACCATCCAGGACCAGTATGTGGGTCGGTACGCCAACACCTACGATAACAAGTGCGTCCTGGTGACCGCCATCCAGACCTTCCTGGCCGAGCTGGAGGGCCAGGGGGTGCTCTCCTCCGGGGAGAGCTGGGCGGAGCTCGACACGGAGGCCCAGGAGAAGTGGATGCGCTCCCAGGGCATTGAGACGGCGGATATGACCGCGCAGGAAATCAAGGAGTATCAGACCGGGAGCTGGGTCTTTGTCCGGGTGGGCGGCCGCTTCGTGGACGCCATGGAGGACTTCCAG